AGTGGCGCGCCGTTGCCTTATGGTATAGAAGAGTCCCATGACCAAGATGCTCATCGACGCGGGGAAGTCGAGCCGCGGCTGGAGCCGCATCGGCAACTTCGCGAAGTGCCCCCAGCTCTTCGCCTACCTCTACCGCTCGTCTTCAATGGCAGACGACAACGGCGTCGCGCCTGACATCGCCCCACCCGCCGACGCGCTGGCGAAGGGCAGCCTCGGCCACACGCTCCAGGCGCACCTACATGCGCTCTGGGGCGCAGCGCAGCCGCAGGGAGTCGTCGTGGACGAGGCGCACTACACCGACCCTTCCGTGTTCATGGAGCCGGAGGACGCGGCCCATGCATGGTGCGACAAGTACGGGTACTCGCAGCTTCTACCGCAGATGCTCAAGGTGTTCCACGCCTATCTGACGCGGTTCCCGGAACCTCCGGGCGATGTCATCGCGGTCGAGGCGCCCGTCACCGCCGTACTGGGCACGCTGCGCGGCGAGTGGAACCTATGGGTTGGCGAGGAAGCGGGCGGCGAGTGGCGGAGCCTCGACGGTGCAGTCATCGAAGTGACGCCGCTTCATGCTCCTGACCACAAAGAGCACGGGCGTCCCATCACGCTCACTCGCCGCTTTGACCTTGTAACGCGCGATAAGTCAGGACGCTACTATATCTGGGACCACAAGCATCAAGCTTCCGTGAACGCGAAGAACAGCGCGGCGGCCTACGCCATCGACGGCGGGTTCGCCGCGTTCCGCATCATGGGACGCCAGCTCTACGGCGAGGCGTTCGGCGGCTTGACGCTGAACCTCATCAGCTCGACCCAACCTGGAGTCGTCGCGCGCGAGCAGGTTCCCTCGACGCCACATCGTGACGCGCACTTCGCGAAGTGGCTATGGTGGGCGGAGCATCAGATCGCGAGCCTTGACCTCGCCACAGACCCGTGGGAGTGGCCGAAGGCCCAGAACGAACTGTCCTGCTACGGGCGCTACGGCGCCTGTGCGGGACTCGACCTTTGCTCTCTCGGCCGACACGCTTGAGAGAGTGGCCCCGCCGCGTCGCGGTCCGCGCGACGGGGTCGACCCAGGACCGGAATACCACCACAGGAGCACCACCACATGTCAGACAACCCGACCGTCATGGTGACGGTCTACGGCAAACCCAAGAAGAAGAAAACGAGCGATGTGCTCGCGGCCTTCCCGACCGCGCTGTGCATCGGCGTGCCGAGCGCCATCACGCTCGTCGCGCAGAACGAGCTGGGGTTCTCCCCGGCGGTCCACCCCGAGCCGCCGCAGACGCTGCACGAGCTGGTCACCCTGCTCGACTATGTCAGCCGCACGGGCATGGCGAAGCAGTACGGCGCGATCGTCATCGACGACGCCAGCCACATCTGCGACCGCAGCATGATGGCCTGGAACGAAGAGGCGCCAACGGGTAAGAGCGGCAAGAAGGACAAGTTCTACGCCTTCCAGCAGCTCAACAAGTACCTGCTCATGCTGTCGGGCCTCGCCCGCCACATGGGGGTCCACCTCGCGTTCACCTTCCACGAGCGCATGCCCGGCACGAACGCCGACGGGTTCTTCTGCCCCGGCGGTCCGAACGTGCCGAGCCGCAATCAGGTGGAGACGCTGCCGAGCTGGTGCGACATCAACGTGCGCGCCATGGTCGATTCGACCTACCCCGACCCCTGGTTTCCCGGCGTGTACTTCTGCGACCCCACGAACCCCGAGTGGGTCACGGGGGACCGCACCGGCGTCTGCTGGGCGAAGACTCCCGGCAACCTCCGCGAGATCCTCCGGGCCTCGGCTGGCGGCTACCAGCTCAGCCGCGTGCCGGGCCTGGAGTGGCAGGACGATCTGGCAGATGAGGTGGCGGGGATGATCGTAGAGACTGGCGACATCAACGGCTCGCTGAAGAAAGTTTCCCAGTCGAATCCTCGGTTCTCTGACGGCACTTCGCAGATTCATCTGCGCTGGGCTTGCCAGGACGGTATCGCTCGCGCTACCTTCATCAAGCGCAAGGCGAGGAACCTCTTCGACCTTGCGTCCAAGGAAGAGCCGAAGAAGGGGAACGGCGTGCCTGTGCCGGCCTCCTCCAATAGCTCTGCCTCGGCGTCTCTCAACTGACCACCATCACCTGTTCGGAGTTCATCATGTCTTTCGCGATCAACGGCGCTCACTTCAAGGGCGTCTCCACTCTTGGCAGCTCCCAGCCCGAGGCCGGCTACTACGAGGTTGTCGGTCTTCGTATCGAGCAGAAGGCCGGCGATAAGGCGGACGCGCGCCGCTTCCACGTCGAGTTCCCCAACGGCTTCAAGATGTTCGAGTTCCTCCGCCTCCCGGTCGAGGGCCGCCCCGAGAAGAGCTTCAAGGGGCGCCTCGGCGCGCTGAAGACCATCCTCGCCTCGTTCGGCTTCTCCAACGAGGAGATCGAGAACAATGAGATCAGCGACGCATGGTTCGTGTCGGCGACCAACGGCGACCGCAAGGCGTTCGTCGAGTTCGTCCCCGGCCAGCAGGGTGTGCAGGGCAGCTACGCCAAGATCAACAAGTTCCTCACGAAGGAGCAGTACGAGAAGGCCGTAGCCTCCGGCATCAAGCCCGCGGCGGCTGCGGACCGTGGCGCGCCCCGCACCTCCGCCCCGCCGATCGTCGGCGCCATCCCCGCGGCTCCCTCTGCCGCGGTCGGCGCTCCGGTCCAAGCCGTGGCCCCGGCACCCGCCGGCGGCCTGCGTCTCCCGCCGCCCCCCGCGGTGGGCGTCGCCCGCTAAGGGGCGAAGCGGAGCCCGCGCTGTGACACCGAGGCGCGAACCAGCTCGCTGAATCGGGACGAGGTGGCGTATCCACTTGCAGCATCGCCCCGTCAAGTCTTGCACTTGGCGGGGCGTTCGCGTTCTGATATAGTACGGCGTGACGAGAGGCATACGATGGCCGCCGACTACTACAGCACCAAGGACGCTCTGCGCCGCGAGGGCCAGAACGAGGCCGGAGCGCGGTTCCGCGAGATGGCCGGTGGCGCGGGGTCGATCGGCCTGCCTTCGCGGATGGGTGAGCCGCGTCGTCCGGCTCCTGAAGTCCGACCTCCCGCACCCAAGCCCCCGATACCGAAGGCGGGCTTCTACCGGGGCGATGGCGGGTACGAGTACATCGTGGGCCCGCAGGGCGAGGTCACCATCGCCAACTCGCCCAACGCCCGGGGCATCGGGACCGTCGTGGAGGTGGACAGTCCCTTCTACGACAGCATCGCCACGGAGCTGGCGGGCAAGCAGGACATGGTGTCGGGCATCCCCGCGCCTGTCGCCCAGCGGCTGGCGCAGGCGAAGGCTCCCAAGAAGGTTGCCCCCAAGGCGACGGTCACCCCCGGCGGCGTCGAAGGCATGGAGATCGAGACCCCCGCGCCGATGCCGGCGCCCGCGCCCAAGGTGGCCCCCCAGACCGCCGCTCCGCAGGCAACCGTGGCTTCCCCGCCCCCGGCGCGGCGCGATCCTGCGTCTGAGTTCGGGACCCGTGCGAACATCCGGGCAACGGTCGGCGGCGCCGTGGAAAACTTCCTCGCCGATGAAGAGCGCCGGATGGCGTTCTCGCAGCGCACCGCGAGCGCGCGGGCGGACGCCGTGGCGGCGCTCGTGAAGAATGGCATGGATGCGTCGGACGCCCGACGGTTCGTCAACACCGCTATTGAGCGGGAAGGCGAGAAGGCGCTTCCGATGCTGGAAGCGCTGGGCGGAGCGCGGTTCACCAAGTAGCTGACGCTACGCGACCTCGCGGGCGGCTTCTTTGAAGCGCACCGCGCGTCTACAACAGCCAGAAACACAGGAAGTAGTGTGGCCGCACCGACCGAGTACTACGCGCTCAAGGACGCTGCGAAGCAGAAGGCGCGGGCCGCGGATGCGTGTCCGATGGCGACGCAGGACGTGGGGCTGAACCTTAAGAACCGGCAGCGCGCCATCCAGACGGCGATGTACGGTCCGGCGAACCCCCAGCAGCCGGGCGACTACTTCGAGAAGATCGCCGCCGAGTGGGGCGTGCCAGTCGAGCAAGCGAAGACGATGCGCTGCGGCAACTGCCGCGTGTTCGTCGTGTCGCCCAAGATGCAGGAGTGCATCCAGCTCGGCCTGGAGTCGGGCGGCGGGGACGAGTACGACGTGATGGTCGCCTCCGAGCTGGGCTACTGCGAGATGTTCGACTTCAAGTGCGCCGCGAGCCGTACCTGTCGCGCGTGGGTCACGGGCGGCCCCATCACCGAGGACTGAAATGGCCGATTACAACGAGATGAAGGACAAGATGCGCCGCGAAGGCATGGCGGAGCAGACTGCGAAGTTCATGGAGATGACGAACCCGACGGCGCAGATGTTCCGGGCGGTTCAGGGCAGTCCCCCGGTCGACTTCTCGACGCCGAATCCGTTGGCCGGCCTTCCGGTAAACCCGCAGGCAAAGGCCGACCTCGACGCGCGCTATGCTGAGGTAGACAAGCAGCTCGCCGCACGAGACGTCGCGGCGGCCCGCATGCCGTCTCCGTCGTCGGAGAGCGTGTACTTCCGGAATTTCAGCGACAAGTACGGGTATGGATCGGCAACGGCGCACATCGCACCTGCGCGGTTCATCGGACAGTACGCAGACGAGTCGCCGGAGAAGCAGCGGTTTGCCAGCAGCACAGTTTACGGATCGCCTGACATCGATCCCGTGTCGGACGACTACGCTGCGCTGGACCGACTGGAGAAGCAGGGGTTGATCACGGTTCAGCCGGAAATGCGCGCAGAGATCGAACGTGTGCGTGCGCTGGCCCGAAAGGCCGCGTCCGCAGATACGCAGAGCGCGCGAGCGGAAGCCGCCGCAGCCCGCGTGAGCCCGTTGAACCAAGCGGGCCAGTACCGTGTTGGCGGTAATCCCGAAACGCTTCGTCGGCGCCCTGACCCGACAGAGTAGCGCCCGCTCGGTTGCCTTGACGCTCCGGTAAGGATACCGGGGGAGCATGAACACCGACCTCATGTTCTCCTCGGCCACGGACCAGTGGGCCACACCGCAGGCGTTCTTCAACGAGTGGGACGACATCTACCACTTCGAGCTGGATGTTTGCGCCGACGCACAGAACGCGAAGTGCCGGCGCTACTTCAGCGAGCAGGACAACGGGCTCGCGCAGAACTGGGCGCCGTACCGGTGCTGGATGAACCCGCCCTACGGGCGCGAGATTCGCCGGTGGATTCAGAAGGCGTACCAGGAGAGCCTCCGCGGAGCCACGGTCGTCTGCCTCTTGCCGGCGCGCACCGACACGGCATGGTGGCACGA